AAAGGGGGCTTTTTTTTTCGCCTATCAAAAAGTACTTTTTGATACCAGTTGTTGATCCGCGTAGCGCCTCGCGGGATAACACGTTGATACCAGTTGTTGATCCGCGTTGCGCCTTTAGGTGCCAGCTCCCCGGACGCGCGTTGCGTGCCACAGGACAACACGTTGATACCAGTAGGTGATCCGCGTTGCGCCTCGGACATGGCACGTCTACGCACGTTTAGACACGTTTGTGTATACATATGTATACAAGCAATTGTTCCATTTGTAATGTTCCAAAAAAGTTGTAATGTTCCCGTAATGTTCCCCTAATGTTCCCGTTTTTGGACAAAGTGTGGAACATTATACTGCGGTTGTATCTGGTGGTATCTAATGGCAGTTAGTCTACAAAGCTACATATGCAGGAGTGAGCAGAAGTGCTTATATATATACTTTCTTTAAAAAGTAATTGTAATGTTCCGCTGGAAAAAACTACTTAGCTATTATTGGAAATCTTTCTAATGTTCCCCTCTCTTACGCCAAAATATATCGGCAAGTAATTCTGTCAAAAAAGGAACATTGGAACATTGTAAGGAAATCAATGACTTACCCACCTACACAGTAGAACATTATGGAACATTACAGAACAATACACTTCTCCACACCAAACAACACGTTTGTGTAACATTTGACATAAGCTGATAAGGGCGTATAATGGTTGATGTAAAGGCGATTAACCGCATTACATTTTTGTCACTGACAAGCAACCCAACTTGTATACATATGTATACAAAACAGATATAGGATTACACATTATGAGCGAGTTACTTTGGGACAAGCTACTTAAACAGGTCGTAGCTGATATATTGGTTGATGACTGTTCCGCGCTGTATGAGCTATTGTCTTTGCTACCTGACGGCACTGTCGAGTCGTATTTACAGGAGGACTTATCATGAGTGCAGAACCTGCGGTATTTGAAATGGAAGTAGGCAACGACTATGGCAACCTCTTAGTATGGGAGTTACGTGGTACTTTCTATTGGTATGTTTCATCCTACATGGGGACTGATTACGAGACTGATGGGGAGGAAATATCTGAGGCGTTATACAGACAACTTGTATTGCAGTATTACAAAGAGAATCCAACAGAGGCTAACGCCCTAGCAGATGAGGTTATAGGTAAGCAACTAGGCACCGATAGAGTAGATGACAAGTACTCTGGCATGGACAGTGCCCAAGTGTTCAACCTAATCACTGCGGGGAGTAAGGTATGAGAAAGCCAACCCCTTCGCAGATCAAGCAGTCAGGCATACTGGGAGAACATTTCTTTACCCGTGCCACGTTAGAGTTTTACCGACAGACTATGGCCAGCTTCACTACGCAGTGGATAAACAAGAAAGAGGGTGTTGTGCTTCTGTCTGCCCCCCTAACCGGTGAGTCTGGTAAAGTCATATTTATGACTAGGCGCTATGTGCAAGTGTGTCTCGATGGTTCCCTTGTACACATTTCACGGGCACGGGTCGAGAATATCCAAATGTTATGCAGTGACATAGCCGAGTAACACCAAACTGTATACATATGTATACAAACTAAACCAACCAAGAGAGCAATACTATTATGAATACATTATCTAATGCACCACAGACAAACGCACCGTCCATCGGATCGAGTGCAATGTTAGTAGAGTTACAAGTCAGTCAGTGGACAGGACGCAAGAAAGACAAGCGTGCCTCTGCTACTGTTACCGATCAGAACTATGCGGACAAGGGCACCGCAGCGGTGAGTAAGAAGTTATTAGGTCACTGCCAAGAGTTAGACGCCATCCACAAATTCACTGCTAATGCACGTAACATACACTACAGCATGACTATGCCGTGGAGCGATACGGGTATGCGGTTGCTACCGACCGCGCAGTACTTCGACTATCACCAACAGATGACCGACTTGCAGGATGAGTTCACACGCATGACCGGTTTGTTTATCACCAACTATGATTGGGAGATAAGCAGGGCACAGGCACGACTGGGTGCCTTGTTTGTAAGTAATGACTACCCCACGCTTGATGCTATCAGGAACAAGTTTGGGTTCCGCATCTCTTATATACCCTTACCCGATGTGGGTGACTTCCGTGTCGATGTAGGTAACGAGCAAAAGCAGGTGTTGGAGGATCACTATAACGAGTACTACCAACGCCAACTGGTATCAGCTATGGACGATGTGTGGCAGCGCACGCACAAAGCATTGACCAATATGTCCGACCGTCTCGATTACAGCGGGGATGATAAGAAGAAAGTGTTCCGCGATACCCTAGTCGATAACGTGCTCGACATGGTTGATATGCTCAGTGTGTGTAACGTAACAGGTGACAGCCAGATGGAGCAGATGCGCCTGACGCTGGAAGAGGCACTCCGTGGCGTCACACCCGATGGGTTACGTACTAACGAGACACTGCGTGTCGAAACGAAAAGGGTAGTAGACGACGCCCTCAAGTTACTACCATCGTTGGAGATGTAATCATGAACAAAAAATATTCAATCGCAGTGTGGGACATACAGTTCTGCAAAGTAGACGAGGACGGTAACGAGTTACTCAACGAGGACGGTAGCGTCAAGCTATTCACCGATAACGGCAACATAGACTTATCGTATGTGTGTGAAGCCGCTACTGACGGTGAGTTATGGGAGGTAGAATAATGTTTTATATTGAAGCGTTCGACTCAAGCGACAGACCCATACTGGGTAACCTAGACGGGCAGACCGTGTTACGTGTGCGCAACTACAAGCGCACCAAGCACTATAACTACCTACGCACTACGCGTACCCCGCGTGTGTCTTACTATAAAGTCGTGACCGAGAGCGGTCGCGTAATGGAGGTGTTCTAATGAAAATTAAGAACCCATGTACGTCCAAGTGGCAGAATGTAGTTGACCGTATAATACGTGTACGTGCCGAGGGCGCATCCAATGTAGCGTTCGAGGAAGCTATTATCCTAGGTATGGACAACCCCGAGGACTATATGCACATGTACTCGACCGAGGTGGCGCACCACTTCAAGCACAGGGACACCCGTGAGTATACGGTGTTCGACAAATACGACTTTGATGTTGATCACACTGTCACTAACAAGTAACACCAACCTGTATACATATGTATACAAACTAACCAAGAGAGTAATACTATTATGAATACATCAGCTATGTACGCACTATCGCTAGACCAAATCGCCACCGCCATCGCTACTGTTGGCCACAAGCGCACCATACTTGTACAGGGTCACATGGGCAACGGTAAGTCATCACTGTTAAAGACGTTAGCAGAGAGATTCCCTAACCACACACCTTGTTACTTCGACTGTACCACCAAGGACTTAGGCGACATCAGCATACCATCGCTCAACACCGAGGAGGGTTACGTCACATACTTACCCAACGAGGAGTTCGGTATTCACCTAGGCAAGCCACTGCTTATTAACATTGATGAGTTAGGTAAGGCTAATCCCGCAGTGAAGAATGCTCTCAACATTACTATGCTAGAACGTAAGGTAGGCACTAAGAAGTTACCCGAGGGTAGCATCGTGTTCGCAACCACCAACCTAGGTGCAGAGGGTGTAGGTGACATTATCCCTCCCCATGCCCGTAACCGTATGTCTGTTATTACCATGCGCAAGTCAGACGCTACCGAGTTTATCGAGTGGGGTATCAACAACGAGGTCGATCACAGTGTGCTAGGTTTCGTGCGCGAGTTCCCGCAGGTACTACAAGGCTTCGAGGATGTGAAGAACCCTGATGACAACCCGTACATCTACCACCCCAAGCAGCAACGCGCCGCCTTTGTTACCCCACGCTCACTGGAAGCTGCGAGTGATTGGCTTCACCAACGTGAGCACTTAGATGACAACACGTTAACAGCAGCGTTGATGGGTACGATAGGTGACCGCGCAGCTATGGACATGATGGCGTTTGTCAAGTTAGCAGACCAGCTACCTAGTCTATCCTCTATTAAGCAGTCACCCCTCGACGCCAAGGTACCCGAGTCAGCATCGGCAGTGTGTATGGTTGTGTACCGAGCACTGGGTGCTATGGATCGTGACTGGGTGGATAACTGGGTGACGTACTTGGAGCGACTCGATAAGGAAGCGCAGGGTCTATTCGCTATGGGTGTACGCAGCAACAGCTACGCCAAGCGTTCCATCGTAATGCAGAGTAAGAACTTTACGCAGTGGGCGATGAAGAACAACTACATGTTCGCGGCAGACGTGGTATGAAGATCACACGTAGCGAAATGCTACAACTCAGGTTACACCCTAGCAAGTTTAGGACAAGTGGCAAGTACACCACCGTAGAGGAGCGCCGCGATAGGTATTGCCGGTGCTCCCAACCTAACGGTGACTGGGTGTCAGGGTGTTTCAGATGTGGACGTAGAATGCGAGTATTTACGGGGAGAATATAATGTTAGCTATCGGTAAGAAACTTTCAGCAGAAGAGCGACTGTCTAAGGCAGTCGTGGCCATCATGGGTAACCCCAAGTATGTAGCACTAGCGGGCATACTGATGATCGGCGACAAGACTATATGTGACGATGTATCTACGGCGTGTACTAATGGACGTGATGAGAAGTACGGACGTGCGTTTGTAGCTGGCCTGACCGACGCCGAATTGCGTGGGTTGGTACTACACGAGAACTATCACAAGCTATACAGTCACCTAACTACATGGAAGCATCTGTGGGAGATAGACGCGCATACCGCTAACATGGCGTGCGACTACGTGATCAACCTCAAGATCAGGGATGACAACCGCGATGGGTTCGCCAAGCTACCCGATGGGGGGCTTATAGATGACAAGTACTCTGGCATGGACAGTGCCCAAGTGTTCACCCTAATACGTAAGGACATGGAAGAGAACGGAGGGTCTACCGGGGAGGTTGGAGGCACACCCACTAACGGGTCAGGTGGTATGGACGAGCACGACTGGGAAGGTGCGCAGGAACTATCCGAGGAGGAGCAACGCGAGTTGGCGCGGGACATTGACGAGGCTATACGTCAGGGCGCGATGGTCGCAGGTAAGGTAGGTGCTACGGGTGACCTAGGTCTGGACGAGTTACTACAGCCGCAGGTAGATTGGCGCGAGGTGTTGCGTGAGTTTATCCAGACTACGTGTGCAGGTAGTGACTACTCTACATACGCACGCCCCAACCGTAGGTTAATGAGTCAGGGTGTCTACATGCCTACTGGTATCAGTCAGCAGGTTGGCGAGTTAGTGATCGCAGTTGACACGTCCGGTTCCATACAACGGGCAGACCTGACCGCGTTCCTATCAGAGGTCAAGGCTATATGTGACACCGTACACCCTGAAAAGATACGCTTACTGTACTGGGGTCACAAGGTAGTGGGTGACGAGGTGTATGCACTAGACGAGTTAGACGGTCTGGTTACGTCCACCAAACCAGCGGGAGGTGGTGGCACTGATGTTACGTGTGTCACCGACTACATGACCGAGCACAGCATCAAACCACAGGCGTGTGTTGTGTTGACTGACGGGGATTTGTATTCCGGTTGGGGTCAGTGGGACTGTCCCGTGTTGTGGACAATACTCAATAACAAGTTTGCCGTACCGGATGTAGGTAAGGCAGTACACATCAAATCGGGAGATATGTAATGTCTGAACGTAGATCTGAAATTAGACCAGCAGAAACGCGGGCGAAAGTTAAAGAGGGGACGTACGAGGAGGCGTACTTTTATAGAGTAGATGCGCTTAATACTCGCGCTGGTTACGTAGATACTGTAAACACCGCAAGAGCGTGCGCACGTCCCAAGTTCATGGAGTTTGTGGATGGGGTAAAGAAAGCATTCCGAGGGTGCGAAGTAGTAGAGGGGTACTCAGCGGGTACTGAGACGTTTAGGGCATTCGTATACATGCCAGAAGATACGTTTTGTATGGGTGTAATAACCCTCCATGACCCCGCCAAGTACAGGTGGGGTGAGGACACAGTAACTATAAACCCCGAGTTGATATACACCGTGTGGAGTCACACCGTAGACAACAACAAGTACGCTAGAGGCAAGCGTGAGCGGTATTCAGCGGCGTCGAAAGATATAAACAAGGCGATAAAGAACGCCAAGAAGTACCTACGCAGGGTAACGCATAAGGAGTTGACTATGATAACGCGGGAAGAGTACGTTACCGCAGCGAGACGGGGACTCGACAAGATACGCCGTAACGCCGACCTAATGACCGATGAAATTGGGGTCAAGTCTTACAACGTAAAGAACACGCAAACTATGCCGTTATATAAGGAGTTAGTTCACCTACTGGATATGGGTACGGGGTTTCTTAACAAGGAGTTCGAGACCAACCTTAGACAGCTACGTGATGAGATGGCGGCGTATGAGTCAGCTAACGCTCAACGTGCAGCCGCTACCGATTACTGCGTACGTGTGTACGAGTCTAGGGGTAGACAGGTATTTAGTATGGCCGTGATGGATGGCCGTGGTGCCAACCCCAACTACTCTATGACTCACTCAGGTAAGGAGATAGGCGATACGATTGAGTACACCGAAGACACTCTACCTGAATGGGTTGCAGGTAAGTTATCCGTACTATCTATGTGCGATGAGCAGGAATACGTAGAAGGTGTCGGTTATCATTACGACAGGACTATATTCTATGTCACAGACTGATACGTTTATGGGTGATCCTGACGGTACTGATACTATCTACAGGGTAAAGATACTTACCGCCACCAATAAGGCCGAGGTGACATGTATAGGCATAGACTGTGTTGACGAGGAGCAAATGCTGCGCTACTATGAGGTAAATGAGTTACCCGAGTGGCTGGCAGGGCGCGTTGCTGCGTTATGCCTATGCGACCCCACTCCACCGACCCCCACTATAGAAGGTGTTGGTAGGCGTATTGACGAGCACACTTTTTGGGTATTGAAATAACTAACTGTATACACATGTATACAAAACAACTGAGGATGTACATATGAAGAAGTATCTATTGATAGCAACACTATTAACCCTAGCAAGCACCGCCAATGCTAACTGGTGGACAAAAATATCTGAGCAACGGTACCCTTCTGGGGATGTAGTATGCCAATGGAAGTCAGGTTGGGGAACTAACACCGTGTACACAACCACTGCGGGACAAGGTTACTGCCCCCGCCCGAACTGAGGACTGGTATCAATGAGCGACCTTTATCCGATCTACGAAAAAATAAGAATAGACGCTTACGTATCCCGTAGGCGTCAGGATATAGCAGACATAGCAGGAGTACACATCAACACGGTGTCCAGTTTTATTAATAAGGTAAACTCGCCGTGTTGGGATACCCTACTACGAATAGAGTCCGCTGTTAAAGAAGTAAAGGAGATGGGAGATAAGTATGGCGATGACGCCGGAAGGTAGGGTCAAGAAGAAGATAGTTGAGCAACTGAAAGCGTTAGGGTGTTACTACTTTTTCCCTGCTACTGGGGGATACGGTAAGAGCGGAGTGCCTGACATAGTAGGTTGCTACAACGGGAAGTTTTTTGGTATCGAATGTAAGGCGGGTAAGAACACACCAACAGCTTTACAGCAGATGAACCTAGACCAGATAAACGCTGCGTACGGGTTAGCGTACGTAGTAAATGAAACCAATATGAACGACATAGAAAAATTACTCGGAGAACACAAATGGGCAATGAAAAATCAGAATCCAAAGTACGCGGCGCGTTGGATGCCGAATGGGAAAGACTGCGAAAAGAAAGCCCCGCAATAGTAGACTTTGTGGTAGAAGCGGTGGAGCAAGGGTTTAACCTAGGTGCAGAGGCTGTTAAAGCCGCAACGCCAACAATAGATGAGTCTCTCATGCGGGTGTATATTGAGTTGGCAGATGCGGAAGCTGAAGAAGACCTACTGGAGTTTAGTCAAGCTGAAGAAGACGAGAAAGACGATGCTATAAACCCCGACCACTACAAGTCAGGTCTCATCGAGTGTATCGAAGCTATTGAGGAGAGCATGACTACCGCAGCGTTCGCGGGCTACCTCAAGGGCAACTGCATGAAGTACCTCTGGCGCTATGAGACCAAGCACGCTTACGACCCACTGCAAGACCTCCAGAAAGCTGAGTGGTACCTGTCACGCCTTATCGAGTTAGTGGGCGAAGACTATGAGTAGAGGTCAGACGCACGGTGGTAAGGGGGACAAGCAACGTCCAACGGCAGGTACATTTGCGGATAACTGGGACAACATCTTTAACAAGAAGAAAGATACGGTACGTCCTACGCCCAAAGAGGTACGTCCTGCGCCCAAAGACAAGGAGGATGACGATGGACTTGATAACGGTTGATCTGGAAACGTATTATGACAAAGACTTCTCTTTAAGAAAGATGACAACTGAATCCTATATCCGTGACCCTCGCTTTGAGGTGATCGGTATAGGTATAAAAGTAAACAACGGCGGAACGGAGTGGGCTAGTGGCACACACGAAGAACTTAAAGAGTATCTACACTCGTTCGATTGGGCCAACTCTATCCTACTATGCCACAACACTATGTTCGATGGGGCTATTCTTAGTTGGTTGTTTGATGTGCATCCTCGCTTGCTCGGTGATACTTTGTGTATGGCCCGTGCTTTACACGGGGTTGAGGTTGGTGGATCACTCGCTGCACTCGCTGAAAGATATAACATCGGTAAGAAGGGAACAGAAGTACTCGACGCCCTCGGTAAACGCCGAACAGATTTCACCGTAGAAGAACTAAGCAGTTATGGCGACTACTGTATCAATGACGTAGAGTTAACGTACAGATTGTTTAACATTATGGGTAGAGGGTTTCCCAAGCAAGAACTACGCATCATTGATTGCACGTTACGTATGTTCGTAGACCCTATACTAGAGTTAGACCTTGGCTTGTTGGAGCACCACTTAGAATCTACCAAGCAACTTAAAGAAGACCTGATAGCGTCTTCTGGTGCGACTAAGAAGGAGCTGATGAGTAACCCTAAGTTCGCTGAGTTACTTGAGGGGTTAGGTGTTACACCCCCCATGAAGAAGAGTCTAACGACTGGTAAGCAGACCTATGCGTTTGCTAAGAGTGACGAGCAGTTCAAGGCATTGGCTGACCACCCCGATCATAGGGTGCAGACATTGGTAACATCTAGGTTAGGCACCAAGAGTACGTTGGAGGAGTCGCGTACTGAGAGGTTTATAGGTATAGCCAAGCGCGGACTAATGCCGGTACCGATAAGATACTACGCCGCGCATACGGGTAGGTGGGGAGGCGATGACAAGATCAACATCCAGAACCTACCTAGTCGTGGTACGAACGGTAAGAAGTTAAAGAACAGTATGCTTGCCCCCGAAGGGTATACGATGGTTGACTGTGACTCCTCGCAGATTGAGGCACGGGTGTTGGCGTGGGTAGCTGGGCAGGATGATCTGGTATCAGCTTTCCTGAACGGGGAAGACGTTTATATAAAGATGGCGTCGAAGATTTACGACATACCGGAAGAAGATGTTACCAAAGAGCAACGCTTTGTGGGCAAAACGACTATCCTAGGGTGTGGCTATGGTATGGGAGCGGTTAGGTTTGTAGAGCAGTTGGCTACATTTGGTCACGTCATGCCGTTGGAGGAGGGGCGTAGGGTAGTTAACATCTACCGAGACGCTAACTGGAAGATAAACAAGTTATGGCGTGACTTACAACAGATGATAGTAAAAATGTCCCGTGGAGAAACCATGTCCCTTGGGCCGAACGGGATTATTAAATCCGTCGAAACCGCTACGGGTATGGGAATACTACTGCCGTCCGGTTTGATTATGCGTTATGACGGGTTAGATTTTGAGCAGGGGGAGCATGGGCCGGAGTTTAGGTACAAGACTCGGCGCGGGTACACCCGCATCTATGGCGGTAAGTTATGTGAGAACGTGTGTCAGGCTATCGCTAGGTGTATCATCGGCGAGCAGATGTTGGCTGTTGCCAAACAGGAGAAGGTAGCATTGACCGTACACGATTCATTAGTGTGTTGCGTACCTACTGACGACTTAGTACGAGGACAGGCATTCATTGAAAGTTGTATGCGTGTTACGCCCGATTGGGCAGAGGGCTTACCGATAACGTGTGAGTCAGACAGTGGTAAATCATATGGAGAGGCAGCGGGATGAGCGATATTAAAAGAGCAGTACGGGAAGCCAATAGGTTTGCAGATCGAGAGATACGGAGGGCGACTATGTTTAGACACCGCGTTGGCGATACGTTTGCTACGCGAGTATACGGTCTGTTGTTTAGCCCCACCGTGGTTTCGGCGTGCGGGTGGATTGGGTTGTTTGTGTTGGGCGGGGTAGTGGGAGTATACGTTAATGGGTGAGATTATTAAGTTCCCTGACAAATTCCCAGAAACAACGGGCGACTACTTGGCGATAATGGTGGGTGAGGATGATGACGGAGATCCTGTAGTTTGCGTAGAGCAGTGCCTGACACATGGTAAAAAGACACACATTAATGCTGTATTCCTAGATGTAGAGCAACTAGACGTATTGATACGTGAACTAACAATAGTAAGTTCGATGTTTGGGGAGAAACACTGATGGGTATAGCGCCGTGGTCGTTCTCAAAGATTAAGTCTTTTGAACAGTGTCCTAAGAAGTTCTATCACTTGAAGGTGGCTAAGGACTATAAAGAACCTGAGACAGAGGCGATGCTATATGGCACCGCCGTACACCTCGCCGCAGAGGAATACGTTAGGGACGGCACGCCGCTCCCCGCTAAGTACGGTTACTGTAAAGATGTTCTCGATGCGTTGATGGCTAAGTCAGGCGAGAAGCTCTGTGAGTTAGAGATGGGGCTTACTGAGAACCTAGACCCCTGTGGATTTAGGGATGATAATGTGTGGTGGCGGGGCATAGCCGATTTAGTTATACTGGATAGAGAAGCCAAGACAGCTTGGGTGATAGACTACAAGACCAGCAAGAACACACGATACGCAGATAAAGGGCAGTTAGAGTTGATGGCCCTCGCAGTGTTTAAACACTACCCCGAAATACAGTTTGTCCGGGGGGGTCTCGTGTTTGTTGTGTGTGGTGAGTTAATAACAGGCACTTACAACAAGCCAGATGAAGCTAAACTGTGGTCTAAATGGTTGTCAGACTATAGCCGTATGGAGAAAGCGTTCGAGAAAGATGTGTGGAACGCACACCAAAGTGGGCTATGTAAACGTCACTGCCTAGTGACAGAATGTGTACACAACGGAAGACAATAATGCGTCCTAGAAAAAGAAAGAAACAAGTCAATGCTCCTGTAGGGAGTGACACGTTTGAACGCCGAATGGAGCGACAGCGTGCCAGACGTGCTATGGATAAGAAAGGCAAAGACGCCAACGGCAATGGCAAGGCTGACAAGCGGGAAGGTAAAGACGTTAGTCATAAGAAAGCCCTAGTCAATGGCGGCACCAACAAAGATGGTGTTACAGTAGAGGATAGCTCTACTAACCGTAGCCGGAACTACAAAAAGAAAGGCAGTAGAAAGCCTAAGTAAAGAACTCCCTATTGGTATGGGTTGACGCGTGCTTGATGCGTCTTTAAATGATGGCGTGCTCCCGTTAAGAGGGCATATAAAGCGCCATAAAATCGAGTAGTCCAACGGTAGCGTGTTTTGTGGAATTTTCACGTTTTCCATCATAAGTAGACCTAGCCCTATCTATGGACGAAGCAGGGCCATTAAATTTTTTCGCGTGACGTGGACACCCACTTCATGCTATTTCGCATCGGAGCGACAAATGAAGATAGTAGACGATAAGGCATTACTACTCACCCTACGTAACCCATCAAGAGTTACTGCGGTGATACCTAAAAGCAAAGAACTACCGAACAACCAAGTACTTGTTAACTGGGGATTGGAGGAGACTCAGGTGTTGCGCAACATGAACATCAACGCGCCATCCCCCATAGAATCTAGGTACGAGTGGTCAGGTAGGTACGCGCCGTTCGGCCACCAGAAGACCACCGCCTCTTTCCTAACACTTAACCGTAAGGCGTTTTGCTTTAACGAGCAGGGTACAGGCAAGACCGCTAGTGCTATATGGGCGTCTGACTACCTAATCGACCAAGGCGTCATAAGACGTGTGTTGGTGGTATGCCCCCTATCCATCATGGATTCCGCATGGAGGAATGACCTCTTTAGTTTTGCCATGCACCGCAAAGTAGATGTGGCGTACGGAGCAGCTAAGAAACGGCGCGAGGTAATTGAAGGTGAAGCTGAGTACGTGATAATAAATTATGACGGGTTGGCTATTGTAGAGGACGCTATCGCCAACGGGGGCTTTGACCTAATAATCGTAGACGAAGCTACCCACTACAAGAACCCTCAGACTACCCGATGGAAGACGCTCAACAGGTTAGTTGGCCCAAGTACTTGGCTATGGATGATGACGGGTACCCCTGCGGCACAGAGTCCTACAGATGCGTACGGCATAGCCAAACTTGTTAACCCCACTGCCGTACCTAAGTTCTTTGGTTCTTTCCGCGACCAAGTTATGAGAAAGATAACTAACTTTAAGTGGACACCTAAAGAAGACGCCACCACAACGGTGCATAGGGTGTTGCAACCAGCTATACGGTTTACGAAAGAAGAATGCCTAGACCTTCCGCCGATGGTGTATGTGAAGCGTGAGGTGGAGTTAACACGCCAACAAAAGAAGTACTACAAAGAACTAAAGAGCAAGATGGTCATGGAGGCAGCGGGGGAGCAAGTCACAGCAGCTAACGCGGCGGTCAACATGAACAAACTCCTGCAAATATCTGCGGGTGCAGTGTACACCGACAAGGGTGATGCAGTGCAGTTCGATATAGCTCCTCGATACAAAGTGCTACGGGAAGTGATAGATGAGTCCAGTAAAAAGGTACTAGTGTTCGTACCGTTTAAACACACCATCGACATGCTAACCGCCAAACTACGGGACGATGGCATAACTGTAGACGTTATACGGGGGGACGTACCAGCCCCCAAACGAACTGAGATATTTAAGCGGTTCCAAGAGCAAGAAGATCCCAAGGTGCTAGTGATCCAACCTCAGTCAGCAGCGCACGGCGTCACGTTAACTGCGGCTAATACAGTAGTGTGGTGGGCACCGACGAGTTCACTGGAGACATACGCTCAGGCAAACGCCCGTGTACACAGATCAGGGCAAGATCACAAATGTACCGTCGTCCAACTCCAAGGTTCCCACGCCGAGAAACGTGTTTACGCATTACTCGATAACAGAATCAACGTACACACAAAAATGATTGATCTTTACAAAGAAATACTTGACTAGGGTATTAGATGGTACTAAAGTGGACGCCCTGTCACTAATAGGAGAGAGCAATGAACGATGAAAGCAGCGCCCCTGTTGAGAAACTCACCAAGGTCTTCCATAAGATCAAGGCTAAGAGAGCGGAGCTAACAGCAGAGTTTAAAGAGAAGGACAGTAAGTTGTCCGATCAGTTAGACGAAGTAAAGAAGGCCATGTTAGATTTCTGTAAGACGCAAGGCGTAGATAGTGTAAAGACTTCAGAAGGAATGTTTTATAGGTCTGCCAAGACTAGGTATTGGACTAGCGATTGGAGCAACATGCACGAGTTTGTGTTAGAGCATGGGGCACCGGAGCTACTTGATAAGCGCCTCAATCAGGCAAACATGAAGCAGTTCCTAGAAGAAAACCCCGACCTTACACCAAAAGGTCTTAATGTAGATTCAGAGTACGTAGTAACAGTGAGGAAAAAATAATGTCAGAACTTAAACCCGCTTTTGTACCGATTGAGAATGTAGCAAGACATTTCTCGGTATCCATATCGACCATCCGCGCATGGTTACGTCAGGGTACAATCGCTCCCGATACCTTTATTAAGGTGGGCAACACCTATAGATTTAACCTACCTGCGGTTGAAGCATCTCTAGTAGGTAGCGGCCCAGATGGAAGTAAGAAAGAAGTCGAAGAGGTGTATGTACCCGAGGAATATGGAGAAGAACAGTTAGAGTTGGATTTCGATCTGGATGAAGACGTCTGATGAGTAACGATAGTCTACGCCGAATCAGTCTACGTGGTAGCAAGTTTACAGTAGAGGGTAAGGCACTCGACAGTCAGACTATGGACGTGGTAGTAGTTAATGCCGCCCCAGTGTCCCGCGCTTACTATGGCGAGGCGTACGACCCTAACAGGGTTGCGGTTCCAACGTGTTGGTCACCTGACACGCAGCGACCGGATGAAGCTGTACCCCAAGAGCAAAAGCAATCCATGCGTTGTATGGACTGTCCTCAGAACGTAAGGGGTTCAGGCGAGTTTGGAGGAAGGGCTTGTCGGTTCTCACAACGACTTGCAGTTGTATTTCAGGAAGAACCTGAAGAAGTGTATCAGCTACAGATACCCGCTACCTCTATATTTGGTAGTAGTAAGGGTGGGGATAAAGGGCTGCAAGAGTACGCACGGCTTTTGTCTAAGCACGATACGGCGATAATTGCTGTCACTACTAGAGTATATTTTGATAGTGATAGCGTGGTACCAAAACTTTATTTCAAACCTCTAAGTCGTTTAGACGAAGACACCTATGCCACCGTATGCAGCATGGTGGATCACGAAGATACTGCGAAGGCCGTCACTATGACTGTCCCTGTAACAAGTGAACCCGTGTCTCCGTTCTCAGCGGTGGAAGGTTTTGACATAAACGCAAACTAAACTAAAATTAGGAAATTAAAATGGCTACAAATAATCAGTATGTAATTAAAAACGTAGAAGCTCTTTACCCGCGAATCAATAAGACTTATAGATTTGATTCTAGCGAGAACCGTAGCGTACCATGTGAACCACTTGAGGACGGCGCTAGGTATGAGATCAAGTTCCGCATGTCTAAAGAAGCTGCTAAAGCTCTGTATGTAGAGATGGCTCAGGCTTATGCTGGGAAGAAAGAAGCTAGCTGGCCTGACAAGTTTGATAACCCTTTTACCAAAGAAGAAGATGGTACTTACGTCTTTAAGGCAGGTCTAAAAGGTGCCTATGGTAAAGACCTTACCTTTAAGCCTATACAATACGATGCAAAAGGAGCTAAACTACCGGAAGACTTTTTGCTCACTACTGGAAGCACTGTGAATGTGGCGGTTACTTTTACACCGTACAACATGCGCGAGGCAGGTGTATCCCTTAGACTACGTGCCGTACAGGTGATCAAGTACGTACCTATGACAGCAGCGTCACCGTTTGACGCAGTAGAAGGAGGGTTTGAATTTGCCGCCGAAGAGAATCCATTCGAGGTAGTTACCGATGCCCCCGTGTATGCCGCAGCAAAAGCAGAAGTCACTGATACTTTGTTTGAGGATGAGGAACCCGTTGCACCGGAGCCTAAAAAAGTAGTCAAGAAAACTGCTCCCGCTCCCAAGACAGACGACGATGCGTTAGCTTCTATTGTCGCTGACTGGGACGACTGATACTCCCCCTTGTAATACAACACCTGTAGCTAGGATTATTCCGAAAAGGGCGTGCAAGCGCCCCTGCTATGGTACCTCTCGGAATTAGGTAGCCATATGAATATTGAAGATTTTTTAAGAAGGGCAGTAGCAAACGAGGGTTATTACTGTGCGTTTTCTTCCAACACCAAGGCAGATACTAGGGTACAGAAATTCTATACCTCTGTGGGGGACATGGCAGATGCGGCACGAGACCTAGACAACAAAGGCTACGATGCGTACTTCGCATTAGCCACGTTCGAGGAATCAAACTCCCGTAGAGTTAATAACGTGAAGCGACTAAAGTCTTTCTTCCTAGACTTAGACTGCGGTATTGACAAGGAGTATCCTACTCAAGAAGAAGCTATCCTAGCATTGCAGGGGTTTTGCAGTACGTTATCACTGCCCGCACCTAAGATGGTTAACTCAGGTAGAGGTGTACACGCGTATTGGTTTCTATCTGAATCCGTATCACTGGACGACTGGCTACCTGTAGCAGAACGCCTCAAAAAGTTATGCGCACAACATAAATTACTGGCCGACCCGTCTGTAACTGCGGACGCCGCTAGGGTACTGCGGATACCCGCTACCCATAATCACAAGACAACACCTCCCTCCGTAGTAGAGTTCTATGGAATAGACAGTCCTGCCGATGTAGATTTCGATAAGTTCTCTACCCTGCTTGGTGGGGGGATGATACCAGTACCCAAGAGAATGGTTCCCTCTGGCGCAAGTGCCGTCATGCAGACAATCATGGGTAATACCGAAACTAAGTTTAAAGACATTATAGCCAAAACCGCTAGGGGTACGGGCTGCGCACAGCTAGGCACGATCCTGACTGACCAAGCCAATTGCAGTGAGCCTATGTGGAGAGCCGGACTGTCCATTGCTAAGTTCTGTAGTGACTCTGAAGTGGCCGCACGTAACATATCCAAGGGTCACGAAGGTTATTCAGCAGCGGCTACGGCAGCGAAGATGGAGCTTATTAAAGGCCCATACCTGTGTAATTCTTTTGACGAGTTCAACGCTGATGTGTGTACGCAGTGCTCCCACTGGGGAAGAATAAAGTCTCCTATCGTGTTGGGCAACAGGGTCATACCCGCGACCGCAGCGGACAACGTAGTCAAGGTGCCTACTACACCTGTAGAACCTGAGCTAACTGCCGACCTAGCGTCTCCTAGACAATACGTCCGCGATCCTGCTTCTACTACCCATGTGATTCCGGCGTACCCTAAGCCTTTCTTTAGGGGTGTCAACGGGGGCGTCTATATACGCACGATTGACGCGGATGGTGACCCCGATGAGAAACTTGTGTACCACAACGACATATACGTAACTAAGCGTATTTCAGATATAGAGATGGGCGAAGCGGTAGTCGTCAAACTACACTTGCCGAGAGATGGGGTTAGAGAGTTCACAATACCACTCACTTCAGTAACCTCCAAAGAAGACTTACGTAAACACATGGCTATGCACGGCGTAGCTGTTACCAGAATGGATGACCTTATGAGTTACATGACAACGTGGGTAAACGAGTTACAGGCTACTAGCGTAGCAACTGAGGCGCGTAGGCAGTTCGGTTGGACAGACGATACGTTTAAGTCGTTTGTATTGGGCGATAAAGAAATATTTGGGCATACTATCAAGAACAACCCACCCTCTACCCCGACAGCGGGGTTGTTTCACGCGTTTGAACCCAAGGGTACTTTGTCAGAGTGGATCGACATGGCTAACTTCTACGACCGTGACGGGTTTGAACTACACCAATATATCGTAGGCACGGGGTTTGGCTCTATTCTTATGGCCCTATGCCCTATCGCATGTTCGGGGTTCCACATCCACAGTAAGGAAAGTGGACTTGGTAAGACTACTGCAATGTATATAGGCGCATCAATTTGGGGTAATCCCAAAGAGCTAGTGCTAGACGAGAACGATACGCAGAACTCTAGGATGCTACGCGGCGAGGTGTACCATAACTTACCCTTATATATTGACGAGTTAACCAACGCGAAGGGTGACGAGCTGTCTGACATGATCTACCAGCTATCCGGTGGTAAGCAGAAGAACCGTATGACTAGCGGCGGCAACAACACTGAACGTGCTAGGGGTAAACCTTGGAGCTTACTAGCTGTTACTACTGGAAACACTAGCATCATAGAGAAAGTCAGCTTGTATAAGAATATGCCAAAAGCAGAAGCACAGCGCATGATGGAGACCAGAGCGGTTAGGTTGTTTTCCGATGCAGGGTCTAAGGCCGAGACAGACGCACACGCCGTTAATGCTACTACGCTGTATGGACATGCAGGTATACCTTTCGTGCAGTTCGTAATTAATAACCTAGAGGCGTGTACGGATTTGTTAAGCAAGGTTCGCGCTAGGATAGACAAGGCAGCGGGCCTGACAGCAGAGAACCGTTTCTGGTCAGCGGGTGCGGCAGCTACGGTAACTGGGTTACTCATAGCCAAAAGGCTAGAGTTAGTAAACTATAACACTACAAAACTAATGACCTATACCACTGGGTTACTATTAGAAAACAAAGGTGGGGTAACCGAATTGAGTGTTACCGCAGCCGATACACTAAACGACTACTTCCACGAGCATTGGGGTAGCATACTAAAAATCAAAAGCACCGATGACCTACGCAAGACACACGATAATGGATTAGATACGCTAGTAATTCCTGAGCTAGACCCCAAGGTTCGTTTGGTAGGGCGTTATGAGACTGACACTAAACGCGCATACCTCCTACCCAAAATACTTAGAGCGTGGTGCGGTAGGCAGCAGATGAACTATGCCTCGTTTAAGAAGGAACTGGAAGCCGATTTTGGAGCTAAGACAACCAAGGTACGTCTGACTAAAGGTACTACTACTCAACTACCTCCGACCACTGTCCTATCTATAGACTGTTCAAAAGTGGACATAGTAGAACCCTCGTCCTAACGTGTTAATGCTAGATGACTTAGACCCCGACGGCATACGCATCGTAATTAACTGGGAAAGTATGCCAAGGGGAGCTTCGGTGTTCGTACCGTGCATAAACACACACAAGGCAAAGGATCAGGTCAACGCGATAGCTAAAGCAAAGCGATGGCAAGTAACAACAAAAATAGTCATAGAAAATGGCAAATTAGGTATACGTCTCTGGCGGACTATATGATACCATGATGGACGAAGAGTGAGTCCCTCCCTCAGTTCTTCGTTTCCCCTTAACCCCCTGTTCGTTTCCGAGACGGCAGGGGGTTTTTTATTGTCTGTACTCCTCGTTACTTTTATTGATTGCGTACCGCAAAAGAGGGCTTATAGACACTCCGTTGTGCATCGTTGCGGTTGTACTCATATGAGACTTGACAGACTTCATAATAGTCTCTGGCCGTATAGCTTCTACAGGGTGACGATCATTGAACTTCCCTATCTCTATAAGTATTTCACTCATCTCCTCGTAGTCTCCTAGCCGTTGGGCTACGTAGTATTTCTTAGTGAGGCTAGACCGTCTTTCAGTTATCGCTTTTTCTATGCCTTTGTTCCGTGCAGTCTGTTCCGTTTTGAACGTGTATTCCACAGGGGGGAAACCCATCGCTTGAGTTGCAAAATCCCCTATAGTCAAGTCGTCGTGAATAGCGTCCCCACGTCGAGTGAAGATGCCCCCCTCTTGGACATAACGGCCCATCGTATTACGCCACACGTTAGTTATTCCCGCAGGCAATAAGTTTTCTATCCCACGCTGCACTTCACCTTCACCCAAATCAGCCATACCGCGCTGTAGCCTACCAGCTACACTTAATGCGGGGCCACCTATAGCAAAACCTATGGACTCTTCGAGAGACGGGTCTTTGTTAAACCTGTTCTCCTGTAGTAACAAACCCGTGAGCCGAACCCGACCGGCAATATCAACTCCCGTAAGTTCAGCAACGGCTCCTTTATACCACCCTTCCCCTAGATGCTTACGTACTACTGTATCCGCATCATCTTCTTCGTCGTCGAGTAAAAACATGTCCGCTAGCATAGTGACTGCGCCATACAAAGGTATACCCTGCACACCAGCGAAGAACAACGCAGTTAGATGTACTCCCGCAAGTTGCTTTAGGGCCATATTTCTAAGTTCTAACTCTTTGGGGGTCTTTCCATACATGTTGTCAGCCGCTAACTTAGCGGATTTAATCATAGTGTAGTACATCTGTAGCCCGTGACTCTTGTACATTAAGGCTACACGGCCCACACCTTGTTGAGAAAGGGACGGAGCGGTTTCTAGTACTGCACCGCCGTTTGTTTCTTGCGTTAGGTATAACGCTTCTTCAGCCGCTAGCGCCACTATGGACTCTGAGTCACTAGGTACGTCTATAAAACCAGCTTGTTTAGAACTGTAAAACTGTTTCCCTGCTTTTCCGTCCGCTGTCATCTTGTCTAGGGTTAGGTTGTAGGACATTATCATAGCGGTCTGTCGGTTAAATCTTTCCGCAGTGTTAAACATAATTGCGGATAGCGCGGACGTATTGTCTAGGAAACGCATTGCAGGGTTTTTACTGTCCCTACGCCCTGCGTCAGAAATACCTAACGCGTCAGAGAGTTGGGTGTTGTAAAGCTGTCCTTTCCCCATAGCTAGTTTAACTAACGGAGCTATCTTCTCCAGTTCTGCTATCTTCGTCTTAGCTTCTGCCTCAGTGGAGTTAGCACGTATTTTCTTTATCAAGGATTTCTTTACCGTGAAAGTAAGGTTTCTACCCTCCCCCGCAATATCGTAGAACTCATCCATAGACAGTTTAGAATCTATAGCTACGAACTTGCCCGCACGCGCCATAGCTGCATAGGTTTCTTTAGCCCCAAACTTAGCAGATAACATCGGCCCTACAAACATAGGTACCTGAGTCAGGTTGACAATTGCAGACGAAGCGTTAAACCCGATGGTATATATAAACGCTACTTGGTTAGCCAATTTATAGTACTGTTCGGCAGGTTTGTCTTTAGCACCAGTCCTAGCGAAAATAGCCCGCTCGATAAGCTCTGCTTGCATAGCTTGAAAAGTTTCGCGGTTGCCCCCTTCTGGAGCTTTCATCTCGGCTATCTCGTTTTCTATGCTACGTATTATCGCGCTGTTTTTTATCTTCTCTACTTGAGCACTTAAAGCAAAACCTTTGTCCTTCAGGGCTACTCTTGTATCCGCTATAAAACCTAACGTGTTCTTACGTCTTTGAAGGGACTTAGCGAATGAGTTTTCAGGTAGCGCCTCAATGAACAAACGCATGACTTCCTCTTGCACCTTGGGATCTACTTTGCTGGCCTTTAACACGTCTAGTACATCGGCAACAAACGATCCAGAGGGGGCGCTGTTAAACCGCTCACGAGAAGTTGTTCCCTCGTACGCTTCTATATCTCCAACAACGTCGGGATCATCTTTTAAAGCCGCTTCGGTATTGTTACGGTCAGACTTACTATTAAACATTAAAAATACCGGCTCTGTCCGCAGCACATTACCGTCCGCGTCTCTAATCTTGGCATTGAAGAACAGTTTAAAGTTGCCCTCCCGTACTAGGGGGAAGTACACGTCTAGGTTACCCGCCGCAAACATACGCTCGTATACCTGCTTCTTCAGTTTCTTACCACTAGCACTATCTGTCCCGACCAGCTCGTCGATTTGCCCTTCGATAGCTTTCACTAGTTCTTTGTGCATACGGCCATACTCGTCGCGCTGTAGGGTAAATATCTTGTCCCCCCCGTTAGCCGTGAGTTTGTTCCAGTCTTTACGTTGCGCGTCCCATATGTCTACTAAGTCTATGTTGTTATCTGCCGCAGCTTTCTTGCCCTTGTAGTAACTCCTAGGCTTAGTAGGGTCTACTTGGTAGATGGTGGCACCATGCTCTGAACTATACACTAGGCTGTTTATGACGTTTAATCCATCCATGCCCACGCTAGGCTTTTTAATCCACGCATCGGTAGCATCTACGACTTTTTGTACCAGTCCATCGGCCCTACGGATGTCACCAATCTGGTTTTCAAACGCGTCATGTAGTCTAAGCCCCGCCTGCTTGAAACCCATCGTCCGTGCTATGTCTCCTAAAGCCTGTGAACCTGTCAGCTTAAAGAATACCTGTTTAACCTTGGTAGTTATACTCATGTCAGTAACGAAGTCTTTCGCGTTCTTCACGAAGTCTTTTGAAGATACATTGTCGTTAATAGCTTTCTGTGTGGCACCTATGCTTCGGAGTACTTCTTTTACACCTTCGGGCGTAGACTTCATATACATAGCGCCGCCGCGTGTAGTTATATTCGGGGAGAGCATACCTATGATAGCCGCATCAGCCGCTTCTAATGCCGAACCCGTAGGTCTAGTTTCCATACCGATAAGTCTACGTACGTAGTTAGTAACCGCTTGATAAAACCGCTCCAAAGCACTGATTGGTTCCCCCTTGACGTTTATTTTGGCCAACTCTTGCTGGAACTTAGGGTTACTAAACGCTTCTGCGATGAACTCATTTAAGTTTTTAGTTCCGTACGCTGTACCTAGGTAGGGCTTGGAGTCTTTATACAACTTCTCCATCTGCTTGGTTAGCGGATGCGATTTGTTTTTGAGGACGTTAATTGTCGAGGCATGTGTAGTCTCGTGTAGCAGTGCATGTACCGTGAGGGGTACATTAGAGTTAAGTATTACTGTGTTAATGGCGGGGTCAAACAATCCGGCTACATCTTCGCCTTTGGTATCGTACCCACGTTTTTGGATTTCTGCGGTGTTAGCCAACTCTACTTTGGTGGTACCGGTGTTCTCAGCCAACGCTCTGGCTATTTGCTTAACACGTTTGTTTTTAGAGGACTTAGCAAGGGACTGTAATGCGCCTTTTAAATCCCCTTTCTTCAGTAACGCCTTAACAGCGGTGGGGAGGTTAGCATCTAAGGCCACCGCTACTTTAGGATCAAGTTCTAGGTTCAGTACGTCTATGATGCCGCCGTCTGCGACAAACGAGGCAGTATCCTTGGCAATCTTTTCACGTAGTTGTGCGGGAGACATATCCTCAGTAAGAGGTTCTTTTGTCTTAGCCTTACCCTGTACTTTTTCCACCGCTTCTTTGACAATATCTTCTTTCTTAGCGGCTTTATCTGCACGGGCAGTAGGGTTAGGCTCGGCTTTTGGAGTAGCCTTGGACGGAGTAGATTTACCAACAACCTTAGCTTTACCCCCAGTAGCAGTATCTACATCTATAGCCGCTTTGGTGTCTCGTCTTGTTGTAAGTACTTCGTCCGCACTTTTTGTAGCTCGTTGGTCATCTAACTTCTTTCTTTCTTTTTTAGAGGCTATTTGCTCTACGACTCGTTTATCTATTTCGGTCTTAGCAGCAGGGCTTAGGTTCTTCTCTACCCACCGCAACGTAGCCTTGGTGTTCGCGCCACCCGTACCCTTAAACTTAGCTACCTCAGAAGTAGGAATGCCTTCCTGAGAGCGGAACTTTTTCGTGTTCTCTGCGATTTCAAACGCTATAGCCTCAAACGCATCGGCAGGTCGCTTAAACCTCTTAATGTAAGTTTGAGCAATCTTCTCGTCCCCTGAACGAGCTACTTTCTTGGTTAGCAGCGCGTCTATAGCTTCTACGTCAGCAGGCTGGGTAAACTCCGTGCCACGGGGTATGGCAGTGGGGAACTCAATATTCCCGCCTATATCGGCAACGGCTTCTTGTGTACTGGTATCAACAGGCACTGGGGTTGGCGGGGTACCGCGCACTGGCGCTTTTGCTTTTGGTGCCACTTTTGCTTTTGGTGCCGCTTTAGTCGTTACAGCAGGTACTGCAATACCTAATCCCTCTAGCTGCTGGGTAACTGCTTTCGACACCGGTTGTAGCTCTGGTAAAGTAGGAACACTTTCGGCTCCAGTTACGGTAGCATCGCGCCTCACGCCTTGTCTCTTGGCAGCGGTCTTACTCTGCATACCACCTAGAGGCTGCTGTTGTTGGGTTTGTTTAGGCCCACGCTCTTTAACTTGGGCTTCTAGCTGCGCTAGTGCTGCTCTGTTTTCGGTTGCTACGGCGGCATCTCTCGCTTCTGCATCAGCAACATCTAGGTTACCTTCAAACAAGATGGAATACTCTTGCTCTATAGCACGTTTTTCTTCTGCGTCTTTAGCTTCCTGAGCCGCGTCTTCTGCGAGCATGGATTCAATCTCAGCCGTCTCTTCCATGTCCCTTATCTGTTCGTCTTCTGCGCGGGCTACCATGTCAGGCTGTTCTTTTATCTGGTCGTCATCTTCCAGACGCTTTGCTCTCTCGGTCTCGGCGTCTTGCTCGGCCATAGCATCAGCCATTTCGGCGTCACTCATACCCTCGGGTGCGCGTGCAGCTACTCTAGCAGCTTCTCTTTCTGCTGTTGCTTTTTCTAATGGGAATAGGTCGCCAGTTTGCCTACGTGCTTGTTCTGCCGCGTCGTCCCTAACCAGTGAGGCTAGTCCTTGTTCTTTATCTTGGGCGGTACGTATAGCTTCGAGTTCAGTTTTTCTCTGCGTGGTTAGGTCTGTTTCAGCCCTGCCCTGCATTTTCTGGGCGCGTACATACGCTATTGCGTCAGGGTCATCCATTGGCACGTTTTCACGTACGGAGCCATCAGGCATGGGTATGTTAACGGTCTCAGGAAGTGCGGGTAGGAGAAACGCCTCGTCAGCTTGCTGCCTTTGATCGTCGTTCTCAGTCTCGCTGTCTATAAGGGCTTTAGCGTCTTCTCTACTCACACCTCGCGCTCGGCTTCCCCCCGGCAATAGCAGGTCAAGAGTTGCACCTACAATACCACCGATAGTAGCTTCTTCGCCTACCCCACCAAAGGTTTCGGCAGCGGCGTTGTACTGCTGTTCGTTAAGGTTCTGCAAGACTCCAGACGCGGCTTCCTGCGCAGCTTCAAACCCGCCAGATACAAAGGCGCTTTGTACTTTCTGTCCCAGAGTCTCTACAACGTCAGGGCCAATTTTATTTGCTAGGTCGGTTAAGACAGGAACGTCGATAGCCTTAATAAACCTACCCAAAGGTAATACTTCGAGAAGGCCGATAGGAGCAGCACGGAGGGCAGCGGAAGACCTTTCTTCTTCGGTAGCACCTGCGGCGCGAGCACGTTCACTAGCCTCACCCGATGCGGCACCTACACCTAACGCGCCAGCAATACCTGTAGCAGCGAGGGTGGGGGCACCAGCATAGACAGCGGCAGCGGCAGGTACGGCTAGACCGGCAACAGAACCGAAACCCTGTGCTATTTTATACGCGTAAGAGTCTGGATCGCCGCCTTCGGGGCGGAGGGAGGAGGCAACGCTTTGTATTTTCTCTCGGGCTTTAAGCTCTGCTTCCTCTTCTAGTGCTGTAACGGCACCGAGAGACGCCATTTCTCCTACACCAACAGCACCCGCGCCAAAACCTGAAGCTATGTTCTCGAAAAATCCTGAGTCTTCTTCTTCTTCTTTT